GATGCACATAAGCCAACCGAGATTCATTCAGATACCATGCGGCAGAGCGTTATTGATAACTATAATCAAACAATAAAGCCTCGTCCTCGTGGTCCTAATGTACCTATTCTATTTATTGGTCAACGATTGCATGAGCAAGATTTAGCTGGATATCTATTATCTGGCGCTGATGGCTATGATTGGAAGTCAGTTGTATTAAAAGCTAGGGATGAGGCAGGTAATGCACTATATCCTGAGGTTCATAACCTAGCATTCTTGGACCGTGAAGAATCTTTTAATATTTACACGTTTCATTCTCAATATCAGCAAGACCCACAGCCCAGTGGTGGCGGTATATTTAAGCCAGAATGGTTACACATACATGATATGGAGCCACCTAACATCGTTAGGACTTTCGTTACGATTGACTCAGCTGAAACAGACAAATCTTACAATGATGCTACAGTATTCAGCTTCTGGGGCCTGCACAAGATTAAATACGGAATGGTTGATACAGGAGTATGGGGTCTACATTGGATTGACTGTAGAGAAATACGCGTTGAACCAAAGGACCTGGAGCCACAGTTTTTTTCCTTTTATATGCAATGCATGGGCCATAGTGTGAAACCTGACACAGTATGTATTGAGAAGAAAAGCACAGGCACCACACTGATATCAACGCTTAAACAAGCTCAAGGTTGGCGAATATTAGAAGTTGAGCGTAATAGGCAGAATGGTCGCTCAGTGAGCAAGATTGATAGATTGCTTGAATGCCAGCCTTATTTAGCCTCTCGCCGAATCTCTTTTACCCGTGGTGCTATGCATCTTGATATGTGTAAAGAACACTTACGCAAGATAACTGCAAATGGCACTCATTCTTTTGATGATATAGCTGACACAATGCAGACAGCTATCCAATGTTCTTTGATAGAAGGTACGCTTCTACCTTATGACAATCAGAAAGAAAATGAAGTCATGGACGCCTTAGCGCAATCCTTTAGCCATACCCAACAAATGCGAGCAAACCGATGACCATCGCTAAAAAACATAGTGAACAACTTAAACGAATCAAAGAAAATGTGAGCAATTCTTACAATTCTCAGCGTCATAATCGTGACAGATTCAATGAGTTTCGTAGATTTGTATTTGTTACCACGCTTAATGATAATGATTTGTCATATCTAAAGACTGTGCAAAAACCGCAATTAGAGTTCAATACATTAGAGGCTTATGTGAGCCGTTTAGTAGGTGAGTTCACTAAGCATGATATTGGTATTCTAGCTGTAGGCAAAGACAATGTTCCTGTTGATACGCAACAAGTGAATGCTATTGAAGGTTTGATACGTAACTGTTTCTACGAAGCTGAAGAGCAGAGCATGCAGCGTGAGTTATTTAAGGATTGCTTAACTGGTGGTTATAGTTGCATGAAAGTGTACACGGATTATGAGCACGATCGCAGCATGCAATTAAAGATATTTAGTCGGCGTGTCTATGACCCAACAATGATAGGGTTTGACCCATTGGCTATCGAAGCAGACAAAGGCGATGGCGAATATTTCTTTGAGTTAATACCTATGCGCAAAGAAGTATTCGAGCAAGAACACCCTGAAATTAGCACCAAGAATATAAAGTTTAAGCGCGCATTAGAAGACATTGATACTTCAAATAACTTTGGTCCATTCAATTGGAGCTATGAGACTAAAACCGAAAAGGTCTTATTATTATGTGATTATTACGAGAAAAAGCATAAGAAAGGAACGCTTGTAGAGTTATCTACAGGCGAAATAATGATGAAAGATGAATATAATAAATTCGTCAAAGACTGGGAATTAATGGGCATTAATGAACAGGTACCCGCTATTGTCCGTGAACGTCCTACAACTGTGACCACTATTGAGCGCTATAAAGTAATCGAAACCGAAGTATTAAGCCATGAAAAGACTGAATTATTAAGTTTCCCTTATGTGTTCATTGAAGGTAGCGGTATGATGGTCAAAGATAATAATAGTCATGGAGCACGTTACTTCACAAGGCCTTATGTCTTTAATGCAATAGGCGCACAGAAATTAAAGAACTTTGCTGGTCAATCTCTTGCAAATGAAATAGAAAATATGGTGATGCACAAATTTATAGTCGCCAAAGATTCAATACCGCCCGCTTATAAAGATGCTTATATTAATGTTCAACAAGCTAGTGTGTTGGTATTTAATGCATTTAAAAACGATAATCCCGATATTCCATTACCACCACCACGCGAAGTACAAAGACCACCGATACCGCCAGAGTTATTACAAACATTTGATATGTGCGACCAGTTAACACAAGTTATATTAGGTAATCATGATAGCTCTATTGCTAAGATGACTGAGCGTCAATCTTCTGGTATTGCTATTCAGACAGCGGTTTCTTTAAGTAATTCGGCTGCTATGCCTTTTGTTGATAACTTTATATCTGGCATACGCTCATGGGCACATAAGGTTGTAGAGCTTGGGCCGCTGGTGCATGGTGAAGAAGATCGTGTTCATTCTATGGCTATAACGAATGGTCGCGGCAAGCGTGAGTATGTTGATGTTGGCGCCGGTGGTGTATCGATGGATTACGATCCGAGAAATCTCGACGTTAAGATTACTGCAGGTGCCAGCTTTAACATGGAACAAGAGAAAGCTCTTCAATATATTAAAGAACTTATGTCTATCTCTCCTGAAATCAATGAGTTTGTTAATACTAATGGTTTAGACCTATTGTTAGATAACATCCAAATGCGTGGCATAGATGAATTCAAAGAGCGGGCAGAGCAATTTATGCAGCAAAAAGCGGAAGCTATGCAACAACAAGCTGCACAAGGTGGACCTCCTAATATTGACCAAATGAAGATTGATAGCGCTAATGCAAAAGTTGCTCAAGATACTGAAATAGCATATGCTAAGCTGGCTACAGAAGAGCGTAAAAACCGCACCGAAACCTTATTAGAGCTAGCTAAGATTGGTGTAGACAAAGACCAACAAAGAATAGAAAAAGCTAAATTATTAGCTGAAATGAATCTAGCTGGCTTTGATGTTGCGCTGAAACTAGATGAATCACAGCAAGCCAAAGTGCGTGATTATATTGAGACTCAGTTTAAAGCTGGTGCAGCTGAACAAGAGCGCATTGATAGTGAATTTGCACGGACTACAAAGGAGATAGCGAAAAATGAAGATTAGAGGTCAAATCCAAAGAAGCGCTGAGATTTCAAGACTACAAAATTTAGTGTCTACCTTAAGCCCAGAAAAGGGAAAGCACCCAAGATTTAAGATATTATTTGATAAAGCATGCGCCAAACTTAAAAAGTTATTAAAAAGGCATAATAGAAAAGAAACGCGTCGTAGCTTAATAAGAAATCAAAAATGAAATTGATTAGATATAAAGATTTTGTACAGCTTGATGATTCAGTTGAATTACCAATAAATCCAGGGTGCTTTCTTGAATATTTTGAAGATAGCACGCCACCTGAATTTGAGAAAATATTTCAAGAAAATTATTGGGATTTATTGGCATGAAGCGCCAAATTCCTAATCGCTTCGGATATAAAATCATTCAAACTCTAGCTGATGATAGAAAATCAAGAAAGATGATTAACTTTATTGAGGAATGGGATAAGATTGAGCATCGATGTGATCAACTAATATATGAGCCATATAATCTACGTTCTCCCGCCAGCTTTACACGCTTTAATTTCTTCGATTAAGCAAACTAAGAAATATCGACTATCATTTAATTAATTATTGCATCTATTAATTAATTTTATGAGGTATTAAATGGCTTACGTTATCCCAGCTCCTACAAATTTTTCTACAACTCCTGACGTGTCCTCAACTTATGGCGTGCCTATGGCGTTCATCAGTGGTTTTGAAATGAAGTATGTTAGCAATACAGTATTTACTGTTAGCTCTGGCAATGCCAATGCTGAAAACAATGGCTCAACTATTCAATATCCATCTGTTAACCCAGGATTGCCAGCAAATATCACTGTTGATATTACTCAATTAGCAAGTGCTGGATTAACTCAAGGCAATCAAATATTGCCTGGTACTAGTGGCGTATTCCCTGTTTCTATTGCTAGTTTAGGATTAACCTCATTTACCACTTTCGCTGTATATGTTATTAGCGATAGCTCCGGTAGAAATAGTCCGATTGTTGTTGTGGCCACAGGCGATAACTTTATCCCTGGCGTTGCTTCTCCAGCTAGAGATTATGATTCAATGCGCCGTATTGGTTTTATTACTATTGACGATGCTACCGGCTTTATATTGCCATTCATTCAATCAGGTTCATTTACCGATAGAGAATATATCTATGCTAATGCTATTCCTGTATTAAGCACTGGTGCTTCACAAACTGTAGCTTTAGTAGATTTGAGCTTAAATGATGCGCCGATTGTTCCAGGTCCAACTAGTAAAGTTAAGTTACGTTCATTGTGGCTGCCTGCCGCCGCTGCAGATACAAGCTCTTTAACACCTACGGGCTTAACTTCTACTACCTATCCAGTTGTGTTACAGAATGCTGCTGCATTAGGAGCTCAAGAAAACTTTGAGTTAATCCCTGGTATAGATGGTGCTACGGGTCATGCTGGTATTAATTATATCAACAGTGCTGCTGCTGGTGCTTTAAGCTTATGGGTAGTTGGGTTTACTGATAGTTTACGGTTACAAGTGGTTTAATAAAGTAATTTTATTCGAGATTCGCCTTAATAAAAATTAGGGCGATTTAATATATTGCCGCAAGATGGAATCGAACCACCGACGCCCTGCTCTTCAAGCAAGCGCTCTACCAACTGAGCTATTGCGGCTAATTGAATATATTACAGAGTTTAGACCAGAAAGATTGAGCTGGCTCAGGTTCTTTCTTTTTAATCTTATCTAATAATGAAGGTAGATTTTTAAATTTATTCTCTTTATTTATTCTTCGAACTTCATTAGATAAATATATAACTTTTTCAATCAATGCTTCATCAGGCTTGGGTGCAAAGTAGGACGATTTACCTTCTGGATTATCCATAAATCCAACGACAAGAAAATCCATATATCCTGTTTCCACAAACTCTTTTCTTATATCACCATCAGAATATTCATCAGTCATCCAGATACCATTCATGTTCATATAGCCGCGATAAATAGCAACTTTACATTCATATATGACAGGCCTCATTCCAATCATCCAATAAGAATGATTGGAAATTATCACATTAGCCTCAGTTAAAAATGTCCATTCACTCATTTTATTTCCTAAATTTATATCTCTCTGGATTGGTAATACCTAATTGGAATAATTCAAATCTTTGTTGCTCACTTATCTGTGCAGTTTCCACGCAGCCTAGAGAATAATTAATTGAATCTTCTACGCGGAATAATCCATCTTGTCCCTGCTTCCAATAGGTAATAGGATGACAAGGCTTGGTTATATCCATATCAAGTATGGGATCATTCATTTTATGTTTCTCTCGCAAATAGTTCCTATTATCCAGAGTATCATTATGGTAAGATATAATGTCACTGTAAATATACTAGGCGAAAGCACCAGCCACCAAGACCAGGTGATAACTCCACAAAGCTTTAATACTATAAAAACTATTGTTAATAAATGCCACATGCTAATACTTATATTCATTTATCATTTTCCATTTTTATAAAATCTACTTCTTCTGAATAATAACCATTGCTTTCCCCATACCATCGGATAGTGACACATCCCTTAGCGCTAGATATTTTATAAAAAGTCCAAGTACAAGATTCGTCGATATAACCATCATCAGATTTAGGATTTTCATCATTTGATATTTTTTCGGCATTAATAATGGTAGAGTTGTGCAAATCGTGTAAATCACCGCATATATCCTCAATAGAAACACTTTCGCAGCAATCTTGCGAATGATACATTTTATAATGCTCACCAGTAGAGCAAATAAAATCTAATTCTCTATTATCATCCTTAATTATGGCAACTATAGTTTTGCCAATAAGCTCAGATATATTTACGTCTTCACCCTTATACCACGCCATTTTTCATCACCTCTTTAATATCCCCCAAACTTTGCTCACGTGTTAATTCACCATTTAGAAAAACTGTTTGCAATCTAGGGTCGTTGAAGCGTCCCGCCTTAGAATTCTTAAATGGATCGCTTTTAGGTCGCTTTTGAACTGGAGTAGCAACACCATCAATAGTAACCTCTGATGCCTTCATAACGATATCGTAAGTAGAGCGAGTGCAATTTTGTAATAATCCTGCACCCATGCCCAGCATAATATTAGACATGCATAATCTAGCGTCAGTAATGCTTTTGCAAATTGTGCGTAATGAATTTAAATCTTGAATACCATCACCTTGTAAGACTTTAATATTTTGCGGCAATCTAGAGAAAGTATTGCAATGACCATGCATTGTGCAGCCAAATTGGCGACGCAATAATTTAAGTATTTCCACAGGTTTTGTATGGATATTTCCGCTATCAGGCCTAAATACGGTAGTACCTGGACGCTCAATAATCATTTTCCTAAGCTCGATATCTCCCGCAAGATAATGATTGATGGCCTTAATATCATCGTAAGTATCGATAACAATAGAAAGTGTGGCTTCAGGAGGGCAAACAGCAAAAAATCTCTTATAAGCATCTAATTCTCTTTCTCGACCATAAGCCATAGTAACAGAATGCTCGCTAGCCATAACGCTAAAGCCTGATACGGGCGCGTTATAATAATCCATTAGATACTTAACGCCTTCAATATTGTCAGTACCTTCAAAATTTAATAAATGAGAAGCACCGCCAATTGCAGCAGCCTCATGACATGTCGCACCACGTGCGCCAAAATCTAGAAGATGGAATGGTGAAACTTCACAACCTGATATATCGCAAAACTCTTTAATGATGCGCTTGGCTTCCATGCTTCTTGATGCCACTGTAATCGGGTACCAGAGCCTATCCAGCATTGTTTCTAGATATTGAGGCAACCACCAGCATTTTGGGTCGGTGTTCTCTATAGTCATTAGAGGCGTTCCACGTGGCACTATTGATCCCTCTGGGAGAGCGCGAATATGGATTGGTAAACCACCTTTAAAAACATGTTCCCATCCATCATGATTAAAATAATCTTGCCCAAATCCTTGATGAAGTAAATCAATAGCCGAAAGTAAATTTTTAGATCCTGACCACTGTGTTCCACATAGGTATTGCTTCAAAAATCCTTGTAACCCAAAGAATAAAACATCATGCGTAGAGCTACCACGTGATTCAATATATGAGTGACAATATTCTGTTTTTTCAGGCCACATAAGATGATGCGTATGTTTGTAATAATCGGTCATTAAGAGAATATTATTATCCAAGTTCTTTCCCCATAATAAATCCAGCGATGAATGGAATCGCCATGATTGCTACTATTGTTAAAAATACTTCAAATCCACCAGCTTGATTTTCCGCCTGTTTTTCAAAACAAGCATCTAAAGCAAGCTGATATGTAATAAAATCACTATTATTATCCATTTTGTACTATCCATTTCTTGAATTTTTGAAATATTGGCCAATGAGAAGGAATGACCATACTGATATATAATCCATCATCGCCCTCCTCAAAATCCATCCATTTAACTTCCTCAATATCATCACCAGCAGTAATCGGAGTATCGTGAGAAATATCGCAAGTAAATATATGCGTCATAACAACATCAGTCTCATGCTTGTATCGCCAATCTTGCACTTGTAGGCTGTCGATATATTCCATTTGATCTTCGATAGGAGCAAGATTAGTTTCCTCATAAAGCTCTCTGGTGGCTGCATGAACTAAAGACTCATCGACAATATCTACAAATCCGCCAATAAATCGCCATTTTGTTTCATCCTTCTTTCTGCCTACAAGGATTTTATTGTAAGCCGTATCAAAGGGAATAATATCTACAGTTGAATAAACTACTGGAAAGCGATTATATGCTGCCCAAATAACGCCATGCCTAAATTCTTTACTGAAACCATGGGAACATGCCAATTCTTTACGGCGCAGCGTTGCTGATATTTCTTTGCCTAAAATGCTGCATGCGTCATCAATCATCTTACTTTCATATTTACCGGTGTAATCATCAATAAATGATTCTCTTCCACCTAAAAGTATTGGCGTCATGCCTTCTATTAACTGTTCTTGAATCATCTTGTCTAAATTTTCAGACCAAACATCATCGTCAGAACAGTCATCCAATTTCCTGAAAATACATCTTTCCTCAGCACCCATCTGATTAACAAACTCAGAGACAGCCCGAATAGTGCCATGTGCTGGCAATGGATTTCTTCTAGTATTTCTTAACGGAGAAGTTCCAGCCAGAATAAGCACTTTGTCATATTCAAGGGCTGCCTTAATTAGCATCTTATGGCCCATGGTTAATTCATCAACCTGAAATCTTCCTACTACTACAGCTAATTTCATTACACTTTCTCCTCAAATGATTTCATATATTCAAGCACGTCACGTTTCCTATAAACGTTCCTGTGAAACATTTTAATAGGTATCGGTCCTTGACCATGCTTAAGAGTAGATTCACCCATATTCAGCACCAAGGCTACAGTTCGCGTATCAAATAATTGCTCTTCGGGAAGCTCCCAGAACAATTTAATTAAATATTCATCAGTTTTTTTGATTTTCATACTACACATCTTACACCAACAAACAAGCCTCCGCAAAGGTATGCATCGATTTGCATCGATTAATCAATAAATTCAATCGCTTGCATAAAATTATTTATGGTCAATAATTTAACTAACCGATCTATCGGGCAAAATAGACAGCAAACTTGAGCTGAGATCAAGCGCTTAACCGTGATGGGGCAAAAGTCAAAAAGAGGTTTATATGTCTGAAAATGCTGTATCAGAATCTATTGTTTCTGGAAGTGCTCCTATTCAACAAAATGAAGTGCCTACTGAAAAGATGGTTCCTCAATCTGAAGTTGATAGGGTAGCTGGCTCTGTCCGTAAAGAAGGATATGAGAAAGGTAGGCGTGAAGCTTTAGCTGAACTTAATGCTCAAAAATCTGTTGGAGAACCAATACCTTCGGGTATGACTCCAGAACAAATTGAGCAAGTAAGAAAAATTGCTCTTGAAGCAACTTTAAAGCAACAAGAAGAAGCTGGCCATCTAGCTGTAGCCCAAAAGATTATTGGGGAAGTCACAACCAAGCTTAATGCAGGTTACCAGAAGTTTACTGATTTTGAACCGGTTGTTAAGACTCTTGAGTTACAAAGAAATCCGTTGTTATTTAAAGCTTTAAACGCTGTCGATAACGCTGACGAAGTAGCTTATGAGATTGCTAAGAGTTCTAGAAAGCGTTTGTTAATGAAGCAAGCCTCTAGGTCTCCAGATGACTACAATGATTTAGTTGAAGAGATAAGAAATATATCCGAATCAATTAAAACTAACAATGTAGCACTTAGCAATGCGAAGCCGGTTAAACAACCATTAGGACAAGTAAAGCCTTCATCTACTGGTGTTGGTAGTGATGGTCCCACAACGGTTGCTGAGTTCAAGAAAATGTCTTGGCTTAAAAACTAAATATTGGGGAACTCCCTATCAACGAAACAAATAGTTGATTGGAGTTCCTATAATGTCACAACCCTCAAATTTTTTGGTCCAGGTCCAGACCTATCAAATGGCCCAACTTGCATTTCTTTTAAACTATGGCTGCTTTATTCATACAGCTAATAAGAAATTCAAAGACTTTAATAAATTAACCGCTAACCTTGGCGACACAGTTACTTTTGACTTGCCACCACGTTATGTTACTCAAGCAAGCTTAGTTGCTACATTCCAAAGTTCTGAACAACGCGTTCAAACATTGGTATGTAATAACCCTGTAAATACTTCTTACGCTTTCACAACCCAACAATTCATCTTCAACGTTGAAGACTACATGAAACGTTTCGGTCGTGCAGCTGTAGCTGAAATTGCAACAAACATCGAAGCTGGCGTAGCTAGATTAGCTGAAACACAACCTTACCGTTTTTATGGTGATGGCGTGACTCAAATCTCTAGTGCTGGTCAATTAGCAACAATGTTAGCGTTATATCGCACATATGGCTTTGCTCACAATGAAAACGTAAAAGTTTATTTGTCAGATTTAGCTGTACCGCAAATCGTTAATAACATGCAAAACCAATTCACCATTGACCGTAACAATGAAAATGCTATGAGCTGGATGGTTGGCGATTGGATGGGTGTTGATTATTACCAATCAAACTTGTTACCTGTTCATATAGCTGGTTCTGTTGGTCAAAATGCTCAAACTTTGACTGTTGTTTCAACAAACGATCCTACTGGTAATAACATCACTCAAATCACTTGTTCAGGCGCTAATGTGAGCGATCCAGGTGCAGTGGTTCAGTATGATAGTGCTCAGTTCAATGATGGCGTATCTGGTCAACCTAATATGCGTTATTTGACTTTCGTTGGTCACAAACCATCTGGCGCACCAGTGCAAGTTCAAATTACTGCCAATGCTGGCTCTGACGGCTCTGGTAACGTGATTTTAAACATCAGTCCTGCACTTTGCTATGTATCAGGCAATCCTTTCCAAAATATTTCTTTCAACGTTGTTGCTGGCATGCAGTTATCTATATTGCCTTCTCATCGTTGCGGATTGGTATTTGGTGGCGATGCAATGTTCTTGGCTATGCCTCAATTGAACGATCAACCTCCTTATCCTACAGCGGTTTCTGTTGATGAAGAAAGCGGCGTAAGTACTCGTTTAACTTACGGTACCGTCTTCACACAAAACCAACAAGGGTTTGTTCATGATGCGTTATGGGGTGCGACCTTACCAGCAGAATACTCTCTGAAATTGGCTTTCCCTCTGTAATAAGTAGTGGGGCAAAGAATTTGCTTTGCCCCCCTTTTTAAGGACGTGTAAATGGCATTTACTGCAAGACAGCTTATTACACAAGCCTATTATTTAACAGGCATTGTGAGTAGAGGACAACAAACCGCATCAGATCAATATATTTCTGATGGTTTAAATCGTCTTAACGCTTTTTTAGCAGTAAAGTCTGCCGATATTGGCATGATTCCTTATTATGATGAACTTATATTTAACGCTGTAATTGGCAAACAAGCATATCCAATACCAAACTTATTAGATATCGAAACTTTTACTTTTAACATAGGTCCAGTTCGGTATTCAACGATGAGAGCATCGCGTCAAATGTTCTTTGCAACTGGACGTGTTGATAACATCGAATCATTAACTTATCAATGGCACTTTGAAAGAGACCTTGATGGTGGCGTTCTATATGTTTATTTTTTACCACAAGATACTTATGTTTTTAAATTATGGGGTAAATTTGCTTTAACTAGCGTTGCCTTAAATCAAGATTTAACAACCATTTTAGATAGTTTCTACATTGAATATCTAACCTATGGTTTAGCCGAATATTTATGTGAATTTTATAATCAAGTTCCTCCTCGTTCCATCACTATGCGCACGCAACAATATGACCAAATAGTACGTGACATAAGTCCATTAGATTTAACTATGCGCAAAGTCACAGGCTTTGCTGTTGAAGCTGGATTTAATTATGGAGATGTGAATATTGGCCGAGGTTGGAGACCTTCACAATGATGGTACCAAAAACTTATAGACCCGATGCAGAACATGTACTTGGTATGGTTGGTAGTAACAAATATGGTCGTTATCCAAAAATAACCGATGAACAAACATTTAACATGATTGTTGCCGGCGCTTCTCAAAAAGATAATTGGTTAACTTCATATCCAGGTTATAAAAAAGTTCTATCTGTACGTCAAGGAACTGTTTTAGGTCGCGCACTTTATACAAGCGATCGGGGAAATTTCATGATTGCTGTTATTGATAATGGCATCTATAAAATTCAAGGTTTAGCAAACAGTCTTTCTAGTCAGCTTTTATTTACTATAGATACTTATGACACTGATGTGTTTATCGATGAAAATTTTAGTTATCAAATTGCTATTTGCGACCAAAAGTCTTTATGGATTTATGATTGGCGCATTAATGAAGTTAACAAAGCAGTTCTTCCAATCAATACACAAACCGGCGTAGAAATTACCGCAGGTTATGTAACTTTTCATGATGGCTATTTTATTGTTCCTGATTCTACCTCCCAATTTTGGTATTTATCAAAACCTGGTGATGGATTAACTTGGAATTGGAGCGCAGGCACTCCTGCTGGTCCCGTTGCAGGTTCTATTCAAACTAAACCTGGTAATGCTGTAGCAGTGCTGCGTGCACCTGGTAAAGGTAATTTAATTTATGTATTTGGCTCTAATGTAACGGAGATGTGGTATGACAATGGTAATCAGTTATTTCCTTATCAGCGCAGCAACTCTGTTAGTATTGATTATGGATGTTTAAGCCCGCCCACTATTGCGGCAATGGATGAATATGTTGTTTGGCTAGGTATTAATGAAAAATCTGGCCCTGCTTTAATGGTCACGACCGGCTCTAGCGCCAAGAAATTAACCAATTCTGAAGAAGATGGGATTGATTTTAAACTTCAACAATTAGTAAATCCTCAAGATTCTTTTGCTTTTTTCTTTAGAGAAAGTGGTCATATATTTTATCAAATCACTTTTTTAGACCCTAAAGATAATCTGACGCTAACATACGATTTCAATACTAATCGATTCTATACAATGACCAATGAGCACATGAATTTTCATATCGCTCAACGGATGGCATTCTTCAATAATACTAATTACTTCACCTCATTGGTGGATGGTGATATTTATGAATGCAATTCCCAGATTACATATTACGATTACACAACACCTTCTAATTTACCGATTGATTTTGCGGACAGGGATATCAAAGAGATCCCTCGCGTGCGCGTGTGTCCTCCTATTCGCACTAAAGATTCATCACCATTCATTGGCACAGGCATAACCTTCCCGATAGAACAAGGTAACGATCCATATTTTAAATCTAGCCGCTTAAGATTTCTTACAACCGAAGGCGGTGTAGTGATTAGAAAAGAAGCGCCCCAAGGTTTCATTGGAAATTTTTTAAGCACCGAGCAGGTTCTAAATCCATATGTACCAAGAATAGATATGTCTTTATCACGTGATGGCGCTGAGAACTTTGGTAGTTCTGTTAATCAACCATTGCAGCCACAAGGCGTCAGACAGAACAAAATGAATTTTTATCAATTAGGTCGCGCGAATGATTTAACTCCACAGTTTAGATTCTGGAGCAAATCTCGCGTGGTAGTGGGCGAAGGCATCGTACAAATTAGGCACCAAGATGTGGGGCCGGATGTAGGTGGACAATGAATATACCAAATTATTTAACAGACAAATTAGTTGATGAGAATGGTGAATTAACTACGCCTTGGGCCAGATCTATTTCCCAATTGCTCGTTGAACTTGAAACTAATTTATCTAACGAAGGTTATGTTTTACCACAGCAACCTACAACAAACATTAATTTAATAAATGAGCAGCCAAAAACAGAAGGCACGATGATTTGGGACTCAACAACTAAACAGATGAAAGTAAATGATGGCACTAATTGGAAAGTGGTGACATTAACATGAGGATGAAATTATGTTAAGTGCATTATTTGGTGGCGGCTCATATGAACCTTTATATTCATATGAAGATGTAGAAAATATGTTGATGCAATACTTCGGTGGTTACATCGAAGAAGGCGACGTTGCGTTACAAACTTTAGCTGAACAATACACAATGTTATTGAACGATCCAGCTGCTATGCAAGCCATGTTAGGCGCAGGATTTGAAGAATCCCCAGGTTATCAATATCAATATGAACAGGCAATGAATGCAGCTAATCAATCAGCGGCTGCTGGTGGCATGTTAGGAACTCCTGCACATGCTCAACAATCTATGGGAACAGCATCTGGTTTAGCACAACAAGATTATGCCAATTATTACAATCGCAATGCCAATCTTTACGGCCAAGGTTTAAGTACCGCAACAGGTATTAATCAAATGGGTTATCAAGCAAATGCCGCTATGGCAGGCGGCATGGGTAATTACATGGGATCAACCATGACTGCTGATTACAAAATGCAAGCATCACAAATGGATGCTCTAGCAAGTTTATTGGGAATGGCAGCTGGTGGCGCTTCAGCTTATGCAAGCGGTGGCTCTTCTTTATTTTTATAAGGTGAAATATGTTTCCATATATTGGCGGACAAATACCACAACCTAGAAATCCTGTTGAATCAGCAGCCGCTGGATTTAACATGACTCAGCAAGCTATTGCTAATCAATTGAAAATGGAGCAACAACGCGAATTAAATAAAGTTTATCCGCAAATGTTGCAAGACCAATTAAATTTAGCTGGTGCTCAACTTGCAGAGCAACAAATCAAAACACAATATGCACCACAAACTGCTAAAGCTAATTATGCGAAGTTATTGGCTGAAACTGAAAAAAGCAGAAGAATAAATGAAACTGATTCTGGTGTAACAACTGGTATAGCCGGTCAATTGCTTGCTTACAATGATGCAATTGAACGAGGAGATCCAAATGCTAATTTGATTCTTGAAGGAATTAAAAAAGGAAGTGCATCTAATATTCCATTTAGAGCATGGCCAATGGATGTTAAACGCTCAACAATTGCCCAAGGTGTGGCATTTGGCTTAGATCAAGCTTATGTAGCTGATAGATTATTTCATGGCGCTACATTACAAGAATTGGCCGCAGAATCAGGAATTAATCCAGAAGAAATGGCTAGTTATACTCCTATATTTAATCCAACTCAGCCATCTATTACCGCAGCACAAAAACGTATTGCAGCAGAAGCAGAAATGCAATATTTGACCCCAATCGTAACTGAATGGATGGAACCATATATTGATCCAATTAAAATTGGCAGTTATTCACCCACACAAATGATGGATGCTATTAAAGGTGAAAATCCAGATCAACAAGCTAAATTCTTTGCTGCCACAGCATTATTACCTGAAATAAATTATTTAAGACTTAGATTAGCCGGTGGTGAAACTGCAATTAGTTCTTTATTGCATATTGAGGAGCGAGTTGTAGGTAATTATCAAGCTTTTGAAAAATTTATGACACCTGAAGTTTTCTCAAAAACACAAGAACTTATCAATGAATCGCTTTATGAAGCCGCTAATGTTTCTAATGAAGCCATTTTTAATCCGATTGCTCATCATCAAAAAATTGAACGAGTTAAAAAAGAGAAGACTCTTGAAGAAGATCCCTTATCAGACGATCCTTTAGGAATTAGATAATGAAGTCATTAAAAGAAATCAGACAAAAATATCCACAATATAATGATATGAGTGATGAACAGCTTTCATCTGTTCTTCATCAAAAACATTATAAAGATATTCCCATTGAAGAATTCAACAAAAGAATTGGGTTAAATGCAAATAAAACCATTCCTCAATATATGGGAGATTTTGGAAAGGCAATTCAAGGCACATCCACAGTTAAAGCTGGCACAAGTTTTGTTGATGCATTAGGAAATCTTGGCATAACTATTGGCAATACTCTTATTAGTCCATTCACAGAGCAGCGCGTCCAAACACAAAATACTATTCCAGGCGAAGATTTTAGCAAAAGTCTAGGTCGTTCTGCCGGTACTGCATTAGGTCTTACTGGATTGGGTGCCGGGATAGGAGCAGGAACTACAAAAGGATTGCAGGCTGCTGGGACTGCTATTCCAGCCACTCAAAAAGCAACAGGATATTTAACTAGTGGTAGAGCTGTTCCTGCAACTGTTGGTAGATTTGGAGAAGCTGGAGTGTCAGGCGCTTTATTAAGTCCAGAAGAAACCATGAGAGCTGCTGAAGAAGCGCTTTTATTCCAAGCAATCGCCGAATCTATTCCTTATATTGGAAAGGCTGCAAAAGGAAGCTTGGATTATATTCCTGGTACAGAATACATGAAAGAAATGACTGCTCGTTTGAAAAGTCAAATGGATATTCCTGAAGTAGAGGCTAGTAAATATTTTGAAATGGCCCAAGAAGGTGCGGGAACTAAAAAGCTTCCTTTATATAATGAAGAAAAGGCAATTAGAGACACTCAAAAATATAATGATGAAGTAGTTGCAGCTCAAAAGAAATATGACGATCAGGTTAAATCTGCCACCAAACACAATGAAGAAGTGGTTAAAGCCAGCGAGGGATCTGCTTCTGCTCAAAGAAAGGCTCAAGAAGAATATATAAAAGAGCTTGATTTTTATAAAAAAGAATTAACTAAACATGAGCAAGATTTAGCTGGGAAATATCTTCGCACGAGCGCTAAGCCTTCTGCACCATCAGTTCCAATAGCAACTTATAATCCTGCTGAATTCGGTGCGGTAATTGATGTTTCAAAAATTCCATTACCTGATATTGAGGCAATTGCCAAACCTAATATACCTGAAAAAACAAGATTTCAACAAATCATGGCTGGTGAAGATGCTCCTAAACTTGATACTAAATTAAAGGCGACACAAGATAAATATTTAAAAGATTCTTCTTATGAAAATGCCTTTAAATTACAAAGTGATTTAGCAAAGCGTGAAAGAGAAATCAAGCCAATCACTGATGCCGACATTAGCGCCAAAAATAAATTAACCGCTGCAAGAGAGGCTCTTTTAGAAGATATCAATATTTCCATGTTGGGTGAAGATTCTGAAGCTGCTCGTTATTTAGAAAAAGCCATGTATCAATATGCAACAGGAGTTTCCCCAACAAAATCTAATGCCAAATTCATGCAGATTCAAGAGGGTTTAATTGGTCCTTCTGGTCCACATGTTAGAGAGGGAATGTTAGGAATTCCTTCAATTAAAGAAATGCAAGAATTATTAAAAAAAGAATTAAGCGCCACTAAAAAAGGAGGTGGCTTTAAATTCCCTGAAACTCATCCATTCCATAAAGAATTAGCAGATTTAAATAAACGCGCAGGTCGCTCAACAATGGCGGCTGCGGTTAATCCAGTAGCATGGGCAATGTTGATTGGTAAGCATTATGGATTGAATACATTCGATTTATTACAAAATCCAGAAATTTTAAATTCTCTTGCAACCGCAGGAGAAGCAACACGCTTCGCAGGTCCAAAAGCTGCGGCTGGCATAGCAGGAGGCCAATAATGTCATTAGATCCAAGATATATAACCGCCCCAAGTTTACAAGAATATTTTGTTGACAAAGATTCTGGATTTCCATTAGCTGGCGGTAAAGTATTTTTCTATTCCGATGTAAATCGTACTACGCCCAAAGATGTGTTCGAGCTGACAGGCTCACCACCGAATTACAGTTTTTCTCCGCTGCCTAATCCGGTGATACTGAGTTCTGTCGGCACTATGATGGATAATAATGGCAATGACATCATTCCTTATTACTTTCCATTTGATGCTAATGGCAATCAAGAACTTTATTATATTGTTGTACAAAGTGCGACTGGTGTTCCGCAATTTACACGTGAAGCGTGGCCAAATCCACAGACCGGTGAAACTCCTGTTACGCAAAATAATTTTTTTAATTATATTCCTAATGGTCAGTTTTTATTACACACTGATTTACCAAATAATGAATTAGTTGCTGGCTCAAATGTTATTGCACAAGGTGGATGGACATTTGAGCTACCACTTACTCTACATTCAATAAATACGCTTCAATATATACCTATTAATTTTACAGAAAATCCATCTAATAGCCCTAGATTTTATGCTCAATTCACCTGTGGAGCTGCTGGATTAGATACAATTAAGTCTGTGCGCATCAAATGGAATGATGTCAATAAATTTTCTGCCACGACCGATTTCTTTACATTTGCCTTTTGGGCACGAACAGATATTGATGTACCTATTGCGATTGATATTATTAAATATTGCGGCACAACCGGCTCTGTAGTTCCACCGCAAGAGATATTTACTGATGTTATTACACCTGCTGGACAGATGTATGTTTATTCATTTCAATTCCCAAGCAATGCGGGATTAGTAATCGATACAGTAAATAATGATGATTATATCGCTCTAGATATTTCTCTACCCGTTGGTATTTCATTTGTATTAACTATGACCGATGTCGCAATGGTTGACGGAGAAGTTAACTTACAAGAATTTCCTCTGCAAACAAATGCCGATATGGTGACACGCGGCAATGATGGATGGACTAATATATCTGCTTATAATGGATATGATTTAAGTTTACCCAAAGTACAAACTCGTTATGGCTATGAATATGCAGATTGGGAAGTTGGTGACGGTGGATTTACATATGGAAATATTGTTAGCCCATTAAGCACAAGTCCATTACCACGAGGCAATAGAATGGCTCTGGATGGTGCCTCATATATCTATGCTGATTATTCAACTATTGGAATTCCATTTGCTCGATTAGGTGATTTTTTAATTGCCAACAGTCCAATTCCTAATACACCGATGTTTGGTACGGGAGCAGATTTTGCAACTGCTTATACCAATGCGGGTAACGTAGATTTATTTAGATTAACTGTGAACTCTGATGGTTCAGGTCCAGCTTATGCTATTGATGGTTCAGCACCTACTGGATTTACCTTCACAGGAATTCCAACTTATAACGGCTCAACTGTAGGGTCAGGATTTTTGAACTGGACTGCATGGACTTTAGGATCTATTCCAGCAACCTTTTGGATGAAAGCTAATTTTTCTCAGCTATCAACTGGTAATACAACAACCCAATATGTTATTGTTGGAACATCAGGATTTGCTTTACATTTTCAAGATTTCTTTCAAGGTTTATTAGCCCAACAATCTGCAAATTCAGTTGTTCAATGCAATGCGGCCAGTACATTAATTACAGGTGCAGCTGGAAAATACTTTTATTTTTATACAGACACCGCATTAACGGCTGCATTATCTTATTATGTTTGGTTTAATACAGGTACAGAAACAGATCCAGGCGCACCAGTAGCAGGATCGCGTCCAATCGAGATTAAAGTAAATTCAACTGATACTGCGCAAGATGTTTCTAATACAATTCAAGAAGTAATAAACGCTTATCAGAGCACAAATATAGATGTTGGTGTAGTTCCACCGGCAAGTTCATATTTTACCTTCCAAAGTAATCCAAGTGCGGTGACCACTTATTTTGTTTGGTATGAAGTTAATGGGGCGGGAAGTGAACCTATAGTTGCTGGCGCAATTGGAATTAAAGTTTCAATATTAAACACTGATTCCCATGCAATTATTGTCACTAAAACATTAATCGCCATTAATAAATATAAATATGCTGTTCCTGCTGCGCAAGGTATGTTTTTTAGAAATTACGATCCAAATGGGATTTGGGACACTGATAATCTTGCACGGTTTTCAAGTGTTACCGGCATTAAAGGCCCAGATTTAGGTACTTTCGAATATTCTCAATTCTTATCGCACAACCATACGGTTACTGTGCGGAATGCAACTGTTGGTTTTGGTAGTGATATTCAAAGAGCTGAAAATGGTAACACACCTGGATTAAGTGATGACAACACCAATCTAACCGGCGGCAATGAAACAAGACCAGTCAACATGTACGTCAATTATTACATTAAATATTAAGGAGATTTTTATGGCCGCAAGATTAACATCATTATCAATAGTTCGTGATATCAATGGTTATCCACAAACACAAGCAAATGATGCTCGTGCTTTTTCAAGTGCAAATCAAGATTTTACTTTAACCGCAAGCTCTATCACGACAGTAACTGTTCCATCTTTTCCAAATGCAAACATAGGTGTACTCGCTTATTTTTACTTTACACCCAATAAAGAAGTTTATGTATTGCCTGCTGCGGCTCCTACATTAACCGTTGCTAGTGGAACTGTAAGAGAAACTTTAGCAACTATTAACCCATTAACGCGACCAGTTGTTCAAGGTCAATCTATTCAGTTTTTAACTGCAGATACTGGGGTTACTGTAAGCATTTCTTATTACGCTGTATTAACACAACCAGGATCTTAATTATGAGCATGTATGATTCAGAACCAATAAGCCAGTTGCCATTAATTACTAGCTTAAATTTTCTAGATGCGATTCCTATTGTAGATACATCAGATACAACAGAATCTCCTAGTGGTACCACAAAAAAAGTAGAGTTACAGCAATTAGCAAATTTTCTTTTAACTTTTAATCCATGGATAACAGCAACATCTAGCCCTGTTCAGCTTGTGCCTTATCAAGGTTATTTTGCTGATGGTTCTGTGCGCATCTTATTTAATTTGCCATTGACCGCCAATGTAGGCGATGAATTTTATATTGAAGGTCTAGGCCCAAATCTATTCAACATTA